GAGGTATGTCTGGTGATATGTATGCTTATGACTTAGACAATAATACTTTTACTTGGACTAAGAATCTTAACAATGCTGTTACTATTACTCTCTTAGATTTCATAGATAGTCCTAATACTTTTAGACAGTATGTTACTACTAGAGCTGCTAGGATTTTCCAAGAAGAAATTATAGGACAAGTATCAGCAGAGACTGTAAACAGACAAGAAGAAGCAGAAGCTTATGCAGACTTGTTGGATGATGATGCAGAAAGAGCAGGATTAAACGTAGCTTATGGGACACTAGATATGTTAAATACGACTCAGCTTCACAGGAAGTTATGGTAGATGCCCTTAATTACAGAACAAATAAGCAACCTAATCAATGGAGTTTCTCAGCAACCACCTAGTCTAAGACTTGCTTCTCAATGTGAACTACAAGAGAATGGCATGGTCACTATTGCTGAGGGTCTTAAGAAGAGACCACCATTAGAACACGTTGCTAAGATAACTAACAAGACAGATACAGATGCTAAAGTACATTTCATAGACCGAAGTGACACTGAAAGGTTTGTACTATTACTCTCTTCAGAACAATTTGATGCTTCATTTTCTAGTGATTTTACTGGTACAGAAATAGAACTTACAGATTTAAATGGTACTGCACAGAGTATCAGTGGTTCCACAGGAGATGCACTTTCATATATTACCACAAGTGATGCTAGAGATAACTTAAGACTATTCACAGTAGCTGACTTTACCTTTATATTAAACAAATCAAAGATAGCAGCTAAGAGTACTTCTGTAAGCTCCTCAAGAGACCCTGAAGGCATTGTTTTTATAAAGCAAGCCAGCAGTGCTACAACATTTAAAGTCTTCTTAAATGGAGTCTCAGTAGGTTCTATCACAGCTGACGCTGATGCTGATACTTTAGTTAATAATGTGGCTACAGCAATGGGTAGTGTTTCTGGCTTTACTATTACTAAGTTTGGTAGTAGTAATGTCCATGTAACTAGAGCAGATGGGGCAGACTTTACTCTCCATGCAGAGGCTCCTGAAGGCAACATGACGGCTATTAAGGACAGTGTAGTAGACTTTACAGACCTTCCTGCTAGAACTAAAGATGGCTTTACGATTAAAATCACAGGAGACCCAAGCTCAGGGACTGATGATTACTGGATTAAACATAACAATCAAGCAGATGAAGATGTAGGTGAGTGGGTAGAGACTGTAGCACCAGGATTAGCTAACAGTTTAGATGCTACTACTATGCCTCTACAGCTGGTTAGAACCTCAGAAGACCCTTGGGATGCTTCTTTTAGTGCTGACTATGGTGAGACTGTATTCTCACTAGACACTATCACATGGACAGAGAGACTAGCAGGAGACGAAGTAACAGCTCCTGATCCTACTTTTATAGGTGAGACCATTAATGATATGTTCTTCCATAAGAATAGACTAGGGTTCCTAGCTAATGAGAACATAATCTTGTCTGAGTTAGGTGAGCACTTCAACTTTTATGCTACTACTGCTACTGATCTACTAGATACAGACATGATTGATCTAGCATCTCCTACTAATAAAGTTAGTATCCTACATAATGCTGTACCATTCAATGAAGACTTAGTATTATTTAGTGACTTTGGACAGTTTAAGTTGACTGAGTTTGCAGCTGGTGGACTCACTCCTACTAATTCTAAACTGTCCTTGCTTACTGAGTATGAACATGATAAACTAGTCCAACCTGTAGTTAATGGTAGGAAAGTATACTTCTCTGATGAGAATGATGGCTTCTCTGTACTACGAGAGTTTGGTATAGTAGAAGACTTACAAGAAGAAACAGCAGAGAATATTACATCTCATGTACCTAGTTACATCAAAGGTAAAGGTTTTGAGATTATACCTCATGATGACTTTATGTTTATACTGTCTGATGAGAACTTAAATGAAGTATTTTTATACAAGTTTCTCTTTCAACAAGGACAGAAGAAACTAAGTTCTTGGTCTAAGTGGAAGTTTAAAGAAGAAGAAAAAGTAATAGGTATGACTGTAATGGATCATATAGCTTACTTTGTTATTGTTAGACCTGATGGTACTTATCTAGACAAGATGTCTTTACAAGATGCTAACCTTACAGACTTGACTGAGAGTTCTACTCAATTAAGTTTTAAGGTACTACTAGATAGACTCGTAGAACTTACTGGAGTTTACAATGCTGGTGCTGATACTACTAGTTGGACATTGCCTTATCCAGACGATTTTGGATCAACTTTCAGAGTGGTCTTAGGAGCAGCTTGGGAAGGTAAAGAAGGATCACAAGTACAAGGTTTGACTCAAACTACTTCTACTACATTAACTGCTACTGGAGATTACTCAGCTGGCCCTGCTTTTGTAGGTAAAGAGTATCAGTTCTTATATGAGTTTACTGAGCCTACTATTAAGACAGAAGTACAAGGAAGACTTAGTTCTTTATCTGGTGGTATACTAAAGATTCGTAAGTTTAACATTAACTATTTTAAAACGGGATACTTTGAATTTAGAATTACAGCTCCTGGTAGAGATGCTTTTACTCACAAGTTTACTGGTAGAATACTAGGGTCAGCTTTAAATACCATAGGTACTATACCATTTGAAACTGGTAACTTTAAAAAGTTAATACTAGCTGATGCTAAAGATTTAAAATTAGAAGTAGTATCTAACTCATACCTACCACTTGCTCTTACTGGTGCAGATTGGGAAGGTAATTATGTAGTGAGGACAGTCGGGAGAAGGTAGTGAAGCCGTACCATAGAAAATCATCTTTAGATGACTTAACATACCTCTGGTTACACATAAGGTATGAAGATGAACGAGAAGTTGAAACATTAGGTCATACGGTAGAAAAGGTTCTAGCTCTAGGTTTTGGCAATAGTCAGATATGTAGGACTATTATAGATCATAGAGGTAGAGTAGTAGGTATCTATGGTGTAGTCCCATTGTCAGACAAGTGTGGTCAAGTGTGGATGTTAGGTACTGAAGGTCTTGTAGAGATCAAGACTGCTTTCCTTAAACAATCAAGATCAGAGGTAGAAGGTATGAATAGTGTATTTCCACACCTCTGTAATTTTATTGACTCAAGAAATGAAGTACACCTTAAATGGATCAAATGGTGTGGCTTTAAGATAATTGGAGAAAAGGTTATTAATAACGTGAAGTTCTATGAATTCTGTAGGTTAGCATAATGGACTTTGGACTACTATATGCTTCTAAGTTTCTACTAGATACCGTCTCTACAGGGTATTCACATAAACTTGCAGCAGAAAAAACCCAACGACAATATCAGGATGCTCGTAGACAGGTAGCTATCAATAATTCATTAAATTATAATTCTCATTTAAACTTAAATCAACAAGAAATACTTGAATTAAAAAAGTTTGGATTAGATGATTTTGAATTAAAGAAAAAAATACGAAGAGAACAAGCTTCTGATGCAGTTAAAAAAGCTAGTTTTGGTGGTGCTCTAGGTCAAACAGGTGGCTCATTTCAAGCTGCACAAAACAATATTTTAAGATATGGTTTTAATGCTCTAGCTCGTAAAGACTTAAATCAAAAAGCTGTCTTTGAAGATTTAAGAAGAAGGCATACAAATGTAGATTTACAAACTACAAGTCAAAATAATGCTGCGTTTAGTAACCTTAGTGCTGGCCCTAGTGGTTTTGCTTCATTACTCAGTATTGCTGGTTCAGGATTACAAATTGCTATGGATGCCAAGAAAGGTACAATTCCTGTGGATGCAAGAAGAGGTATATATGGCCTCCAATAGTGCAGATAAACTATTTACTCTTGATCCTGTTCAAACACAGTTATCTGAATCAGTTAATCAAGTAGTAGCTCAAAAGAGTATTAATACAGCTACTAGAGATGCACAAGTAGTAGGTGCTATAGGAAAATTTAGTGCAGCTTTAGGATCATTAGCTGAAATAAAAAAACAACAACGTATTAGAGAAGATACTCGTACAGCTGAAAATGCAGCTGTTCGTAATGAAGTTATGCCAGGAGGTTTATTACCTGTAGCTCAACAAGCTTATAGAGATGTTGTAGATATTAATACTTCTAATAACGTAAATAATGAAATTAAAACATGGTTAGCAGGAGATGAAATTAAAGCCATAATTAATGATCCTGATACTTCTTCTGAAATTAAAAATAATAGCATTAATGCACATTTAGATGGACTTTATGTTTCAGCTTCTAAGTCAATACAAAATCCTAATGTGCTCTTAGGTCTTAAAACTAAAATTGATGTACATAAAGTAGACACTATGAAAGATGTCTATGAAGTTGAAAAGAATCTTTCTTATGGTGTAGCTTTACAATCAGTCTCTGGTCAAGTTAGTTCTATTTTTAATCAGAATGAAATTGATCCTACAGATATTATTGATAAAGATGGCAAGTGGTTTAAAGCTGTTACTTCTAAATTAAGAACAAGTCTTCCTTGGGTATCTGATGATGATGCTAAGTTAGCAGTATTTAATACTATACTAAATAATGAAGAAGCTTTAAATCATGAAGACTTAATATTTCAAATGATGCAGATGCCTTTTTCTAAAGGTGTTACATTTGGAGCTTTAGCAGATTCTAGGACTACAGAAGCTGGTAAAGAAATATTTAAAATACATGAACAATATCAAAATAATGTAGCTACTAATTATAGAACAATGGAGCAAGCTGAAAAAGATGCTCAAAGTTATTTAAATGATGAAGGTATAGCTCAGGGAATGACTTACCTTCAAGACAATGCTAAAAATCCTGAAAGATTTATTGGTGTTACAAATTTATTAGTACAACAAATAGGCTCTGACTATCAGACTGCTCAACAACTTGTCAAACTTTATCAAGGCATGGAAAATACTGCTAAATTAGGTGTAGATAGTGTAGAGTTTAGTGATGCTAAAGATGCTATTGTTGAAAATATTGAAATAGAAAATGAAGAAGATTTATTAAATTGGGTTATTGCTAATAATTTAAACAGTGATGCTTATTCAAAATTATCTACTTTTCTTAGATCAGAAAATAAACAATATGGTGAAGCAAAAACTGTTTTAAAAGAAAGTATTAATACTGTTAATAATTCTATAGTAGGAAGTTTAAAATCTGCTTTAAGTTCTGAACCTGTCATTAATAGATTAATGGGTTTAAAAGATACTAAAGACATTACTCCTGCTGAAATGTTAGCTTTAGTTACAGGTAAGTCTACAGTTGATCCTATTAAATTTGTACAAGTAATGCAAGAGTTACAGATACATAGGGATGCAGCAAATAAAGCTATTGAAATAGAAGCTAGAATTGCTGCTCAAGAAAACAGAGAACCTGATACTTCTTCTATTCAATCATCTTTTAACACAGCTGTTTTAAATTTTACAGCTAAAGTTAAAGAACTTAAAGGCCCAGTTGGAGGAGAAATTGCTAAACCTACAGAAGCAGATGTAAAAAAAGTTGATGTAACAGTAGAGCCTCTTCCAACACCACCTAGATCAGATGATACTAATACTCCTGAAACTAAACGAGAAACTTTAGATACTCTTATAGGTGCAGAAAAAGATGTATTTAATTTAGCTTCTAAAACTTGGGATATATTAACGTCTCCTTTTATTAAAGCTAAAGAATTAGGAACAAAAACTGGTAAAGCG